ATTGCTTTAATGATGGTCATACCATCAGAAGCAAAGTGATTTGAGACTAACTCAAGTGCTAGAATACCTTCTTCATCACTGTCTGGTGTAGGAAATACAATTGTACCATCAGCGGTCAATTCATATTTCTTAATAAATTTATTTGAAGCAAGACCTCTTAACTGATAGTCAAGACTAGTCTGCTCTAGAATTGTGTCGGCAATACCAGTATCAATACCCGACTCACCTTCTAGGTCGGCTACAAGGTTTTCACCTGAAGCCAACAGCATTTGGTTAATTGCTTGTAACTTAGTAATTAAGCCCATATAGCCTCCTTAGAAAAAAAACCACCCGGCTCCCACTTAAGGGAGCCGGGGGTAGATATGAGATCACCTCCTCTTCAGACGCGGTTCATAAAGACAAACCCGAAAGTAGAGTGTGAATCAATCATTAGACTACAGAGAAGTACTCTGAGCTGAAACCGTTAGTGAGGTTGTTAGCAGCACCATTCAATGCAGCACGGAGTTCGGCTCTAGTTGGTGTAGAATCATTCATACCAACGATAGCGCGGCAAAGCTCTGGACGGATAATACCAGTACCCTTCATCATGCTAGCTACGGTGAACTGAGTGTTACGACGAACATCAGCAACGGTATCAACCTTCATACCCTGTAGGGATAGACCAGCAATTGCTTCCTGCTGGAAGATAATGCCGTGAAGATTAATTGTATCGCACTTTAGGTTGTACTTGGCAGAACCAATGGCAGCACCTTCAAGGTCTGTCTTTGGTAGGTGATTGCTCTTGACAATCTTGACACCCATGTAGTCAAGGCTATCAGTCATAGCATTCATGCCCATTGTGTATGGAGCGCCTAGACCACCGTACTCGTCTGAACCACCAAACATTGGATTCTTGGTGAAGTTTAGACCAGCAAGAGCGGTGGCTGCGGTAGTTGAAATATCAGCAGAACGAGTCAAGCCAAGACCACGAATGACTTGGAAGACCTTTGGTGTAACAACGCAATAAACATTGGTAACCTGTACATCGTTTTCCTGACACTTGACGAGGTAATCTTCAATACCCTCAAGAACCTTAAGAGCAGTTACTTCAGTTGCGGCTGAAGGAGCAACATTGCCTACATCAATTGGAGCTTGGAAAGCATTGGTAGTAAAGTCAGAACCACGGGGATCACCTGTGATTGGAGCTACAGCGCAAGCAGCGAGTAGAGCTACGGCAATCTGACGATCACGGGTGTTAGCAAGAGTTAGACCTGACTGACGAGCTAGCTCTGAGCGGTAATCCCACTGAGTGATGAGCAAGTCAATGTTGTCGGTTTCAAAGTGAGCAGCCATTGGACGAGCATCAAGATTTACCTTGAAGGTACGGCTGGTGTTGCCCTTACCTGAAAGCTCTTGACCAGCTTCCCAAGCAGCGTTGAGATCTACGGTTCCAGTAATTGGGAACTCGTATGAGAAACCACCAGAAATAGTACGGGTGGCAATCATGTTCTCAAACATATTGTACTGATCATAAGCGTTGATTACTTCGCCAGACCAGAGTGGGAGCCAGAGTTTATTTGCTCCGAGATTACCACCAGAAGTTGCAGCGGTGGTTGAAGTGCGGTAAACCATATCGGTTCCGGCTAATGGATCATTTAGTGGCATGTGTTTATTCCTTTTATAAGTAGACTAAAATTTGAGACAATAATAGAAAGCTCAATCGTTCGATTGTTCCTGAAGGAGTCTACTGGTTTGAGTGAGTCCAGCCAAGGGTCATCCATTACCTTTCGGGGGATTTACCCATAGGCTGTCCTCAGTCAATCCGCTGTCTCGGAGCGGATTATTTGGGTAGTTTTGTAAAGTCGGTTCGTAGCATCCGCTGTTCCACATATTCGCGGAACTTTGGATTAACTTCAAACCGTCTATCATTACGCTCAGCCATGAACTCTCGCTTAGTTTGGTAAGCGGTAAAGCCTTGCTGAGTGCTTGCCATTGGAACTTGTCCTCTGGCTGTTTGTTTTGGTTCAGCAGCCTTGCTTGTCCCTGTAGCCTTGGCAAACTTTGCCTGTAGACCATAGAGAGCAACATCCCAAGAAGGTGATGCGAGGTTCTGATTGATTGCATTCTGTTCAGCTTGGGTAAGATTCTTACTTGCCCAATCAAACATTTTTGCTAGTTGATCCTTTCCACCAATAAGCTCAGCAGCCTTGCTATAAGCAATCTCTAGCTTTGCCTTTTGACCTATCATATATTCACTAATGATAGATTCTGGTAGATTAGTCTTCTTCTTAATCGTGTCTAGAGTTTCAGTAGATAGATTATTATTAGTAGCGAACTCAACAGTCCACTGCTTCCAATCATCTTCGGTAGCAACAGCTGGAGTTTCAGCTTTAACTTCTTCTACCTTCTTCTCTGGGATCTTCAGAACTTCTGGTACGACAGGAATCTCTTCCTTTGTTGGAGCAGCATCCTGTTTGACTGGGTTTGCTGTAGTGGGATTCTGCTCGTACTTCTTCTTGAGATCGGATACTTCCTGCCGTGACTTGGTGTATTCCTTTTGAGCAGTCTTAAGACTTTCAAACCAAGCTCCTGCGTCCTTAAAGTTTTCAGGAACAGCCATACCTTGGTTTCTTACATAAGCGTCAAAAGCAGCCTTCTCACGGGAGAGAATAGCATCCTCTGCTGTCGATGTAAGAGATTGTTCCTGTGATACTACTGGAGTCTCGGAAGATTGTTCCATCATATCGGGAGTCTCTTCATTCATAGTGTGTGTCTTTCGTTAGGGTTAAAAATTAATAAGACTTCTTCTTAGCAGCCATCTTCTTAACAGCTGCCATTTTCTTTTCAGCAGTCTTCTTGACTGCCTTCTTCATTGGCTTCTTCATTTTTTTCCTTTCTTTGGGTATACCATTTTTTGTGCGTCTTTACCAGTGCATGTTGTGGTCTTACCACAGTTACACTTATATGTTTTCTTAGCCATTATTGTCTCCAGTTGGAGGAAAGAATCTAGGAGAACCATTGAGATCATAGATCCACCAAGGTTCGCATAGTTCATCGGCTGCTAGTTCAATAGCTGTATCTGATGTAGTCCACGGCATAATGCCATCCCACTCAGCTACATTATCGACTGTGTTATTATTTGGGTTGATTAAAGCATATCTCATTTGTATTATCCACAGATTGTGTATACGATGCAGTAGCCTACGCCACCTGCACCACCTGCGCCACCTGCGCTAGTACCACGGCCACCACCGCCACCACCAGAGCCACGGATACCTGCACCGCCTGTTCCGCCTGTGGTGCTGCTTCCGCCGCCACCACCGCCGCCAGAACCGAATCCGGTTGTGGTTACGGTTCCTGCACCTCCTGCTCCTCCGGGGGTTCCGACTACACCTGCTGTGCCACCACCGCCGGAATTAGGAGTAGTAACGGATGCCCAACTACCCTGACCACCTTGTCCGCCTACGCCACCTGCGCTGGATACAAGTTGTGCTCCACCACCACCACCACCGGGACCGTTGTATTTACCAACGCGACCGGGGTTTCCAGAGGCAATGCCAGCACCAAAACCACCAGTAATTGTTCCGCCGTCATTTGTTCGGATTACAAGAGTACCGCCACCACCACCAACGGCAAAAACCCAGTTACTAAGAGCAGGACCAAACTGAGTCAGTCCTCCTGCTCCACCATTGTTGACAGTTCCGGCTGCTCCGGCTGTACCAGCCGCGCCACAAGTAACTGTCTCAGTTGTACCAAGGCGACTTGCTGGAATCCAAAGTTCGGATACTTGACCAGCACATCCACCCGCACCACCAGATGCTGTGGATGCGCCGCTGCCTCCTGCGCCACCACCAATACAACGAATGAAAACCATTTGAGCATTAGCTGGCTTTGTCCATGTACCACTACTTGTGAATTCTTGTGTATTTACTATAATACCAGCAGTAGCTACAGCAGCTAATCCTGAAGTAATATCACTAGCAGTATGGGTATGTACTAAATTAGCTTTACCTGCTAAACCAGAAGTTAAAGCTGTTGGCTTAATAGCATCATCTGCGGCTTGAAGCGCACTACTTGCAGTTTTAACAGCAGAGTCAGTAGATGTTTTAAGATTTGAGATTTCTTGAATAGAAGATTCTAGCAAACGCTGCAACTTCTTATTCAATAAAACCTGTTGCTGTAGTTTGCTGTTTAAGTTCATTTAATATCCTATAAATTTGTAGTTGTCAATGAAGACAATACATTATTCATATACTGAGTATAACCATCAGCAGGGTGCATAATAATAAGTTTATAACTTACATTCTTATTTCCAGCCGCACCAACATCTAGTGGTGTTATACCACCACCGCTGTTACTAGGAGTTCCATTGGGCCATGCTCTTATTTTAGCAACTTTTGTAGTTTCATTATATTCTGTTATAAATGCAAACTGAGGTTGTCTATTTTGAATACCATAAGTAAAAGTTAATCCTGTAAGCGGACCTGCTGTTGTTGTAATAGCTGCTCCACCATAACTAGCTGAAAGCTGAAAATTTGTGTTTGTTGGTGAGCCTGCTGGTGTGTTTGTTGGTGTTCCTATGATATAATATGTTGTTGGATTAGAATAACCAGTTATGGTTCCTCCTCCTCCAGATAAAGTACCACTTACTACTATAGGTCTATTTGCAACAAGTCCTGAAAACAAAGCGCTAGTAAAATTACCACCAGTACTTGCTACTACACTTGTAAGGGAACCACCAGAAACATAACCAACTTCTATAATTTCTAATAATCTATTTCTAAAATAATTAGTTGTTGTTCCTTCTGTTGCATATGATCCAGTAAGTGTAAAACTTGTTGCATCAAAAGTAGCATTAGTAGCAACCACTACAGGTACTGTAGGAGAACCTGAAGCTACTGCTCCACCAGCTAAGTGGGCAGGAAAATCAGGAGCAACAATAGGAGAATTATTCCAATACTGAAATAAACTCTGTCCATTTCCATTACCTGTAACTAAACTGTTATAACTTATTAATCTTTTAATATCAATAACAGTCATGTCTGGATTTTCAATAGCCATTTGATTAGCAGCAGATCGCACAGAAATAAGGTTATTAGCCAAAGAGCTACCAGAACTACCATCAGCTAAAGAAATGGGATGACTTACCCAAGAAACAATAGCAAGATCAGATAAAGGATATCCTAAAGAAATCCAAATTTCTTTAAAAGATGCCCAAATAGATTTATATGCATCAGTCCATCTTTGTGGTGTTTCGTAGTTTGGACCGGGAGATGCTGGATAAAGGTTTACGCCTGATTGTGCCATTATTACAACACGACCACTACCACCAGCTGTCCTTTGTCTTTCTCTAATTTCTTTAACTAAAGCTTTTAAGGATGTGTTTTTAACACCCCCTAAAACACCAGCAATTCCTTGACTGTTATATCCACCTAAATAACTTAGTGAAGTTACTGCCCATCCTTTTCTTCTGGCATACATTGATTGACAATGTAATACCATAGGTCCACATGTTTTTTGCCCACCCGAACCAACAAAACCCCAGCCAGCTCTGTAACCAGTAGAAGAAGCTGTGGTAAATTCTAAATCTTCTACAAAAACTTGTCCAACTTCATCAGCATTTGCTGCAGCACATGACACAAATTTTCTTGTTGTGATTTCAGTACCACCGCCGTTAACACTTCCTGCTAGTTTAAATACTATAGGACAAAAACCACCAGCTTGTGCTGGAGAAACTGTTGTATTATTAGCATTTAATAGTTTACCATACTTTAAACGATAATATAATGTGTTACCATTAGCAGATAATGGATGATCTGGGTCTATTCCCATACCATAAGAATTAAAATACGATGCGCTATTTCTAGCTAAATAAGCCCAAGATTCGATATTAGGTCCATTACTTCCTGTACCACTAGAACCATATCTTACATAGATAGGATTAAGAGCTGTTATATCAATATATCCAGCAGGACTAAACTGAGAATAATAAGAAGGAGCCTCAGACTGTGCAGTAGCATCATTTCCTGATAAAAGTGTCGTACCTTTTAGTGGAATAGTTGCTGCAGTTTTCCAGCCAGTAGCTGTTGTTCCTGATGTGCCTGTGCCTTCGTGAAAAACAGGAAAAACGGATGTTCCATAGCAAGTATATCCTTTATCGTTTAATGCTTGCTGTAATCCATTATGATATCCCCACATACCAGCAACCGCAGAGCCTGTATTACTATCGCCAATAATAACAAAGTCAACACTGTCTTGCCCTGCTGCTAAATCTTGAAGAAATTTACTAGCTTTAGTAGACCCGTATATATTATTAAGAGCTGTTTGTGAATCTTCTAATTGTTTTAATCTATTACGATACATTAGATAGCTCCGTAATAAGCATTAGCTCCGTTTGGTATGGCGGTTCCACCATTGAACTCTACTTCAATAAGCTCACATCCTAGAGTATCTACTAAAATAAAAGCTGTATCACTAACATTAGTTGCGTTATAGATTTTAGCATCACCTTGTGCTTTTGTAATTGTTACAATCCGTCTAAAACCACCATCAGCATTTACTGTTATAGCGTCTGATCCTATAGTCATGGATGCTGAAGCAAAGAGACAAAGAGGAACCCATGCAGTAATTGCTCCTGCTGAATTTACAACTCTAGTCCAACCAGTAACTTTAATATTAGGAGAAGTTACTGTTGACTTTACAACAGGGATTAGTTTTAAATAACTAAGTGTTGAATTTGGTACAACAATACAACTAGATGTATTTACTGGAAGATCTGTTTGTGGGATATTAAGTGTAAAAGGTGTCGTATTAATTACAACATTTAGATTGTCTGTACCTGCTGGAGTTACAGAAGTTTTTAATAATCTTAGCGGTTCTTGCACCGTTTTGATTTGGGCCATTGTGTGTGTATGAATCATTGTTTATCCTTTAAGCTAGTACGACACTCACTGAAAATGGAGTGCTGCATACGAGATTGTCTAGTGAATTATAAAGAGCAAAAGAAAAATTTCCAGTAGTATCGCCTGTAGTAATAGCCAATCTAATGGTATCTCCACTTGTAAAGGTTGTATTTGTAAATACATTTCTTGTCCAAGTATTAAAAACTCCACCATTTTTTGACCAGCGTAGACCAGTGCCTCTTGGTACTGCACCAGAAACCACATCCCATTTTAAAGCTACAGGTTGAAGTGTATTATTAATTGGGAGTAAATTTGTTATAGGCATGTTTACAAGAAACACTTCCAAAATAGCATAATCTTGAGGACTCCATTGAATAAGATCAAGAGCTGGTACATAACCATCTATATTAACAAGACGATTTCTACTAAGACGAAACACGGGAGAAGTAAAAGACCAGACTCTATTGCGGTGCATGGTTACTTCTTACACCGCTTGTTCTTTGGGCACGATGTCTTAGATTTACCGGGACCACCCCATAGATCTTTACATGCCCAGTATTGTGCGGATAGTTTATTCTTTGCTGAGTCACATTTATGCCTTGCACGGAAAGACTTACGAGCACCAGCGCTATAATTATTACCATAGCCTGTTGCTCCATAATGAATAATCTTTTCTTGCCCGTTAGCGCAAGCTTTTACCACACGCTTCTTAGCGGGGTTAGGAGACTTGCGTGGTTGATTGCAAGGCATGTTAGCTTTGTTTACTTTCTTAGCCATTACTGACCTCCCATAAAGGCTGACATATCAGCACCTGAATTCTGTAAGACATTCATAATACCCTGTCCACCATTCTGAGCAAGATCTTGTTGACCAGCAGTTACTGCTAGATTACCTAGCGCACCAGCTACAGCCTGACCACCAGCTTGCATTGTCTGCTGCTGCATCATCATGCGCTGCTGTTGCATCTGTTCCATCTGAATATCTTCAGCAGATCGTACCCAATTACGGGCATCAAATCCTAGTGAAGTAATTAATGCTCTTGCATATTCATCCCACTTGAATGACATTGCTGCCTGTTCTGGTAGATTGCGTACCATCTCACCCATTTGCATAAGCTTTTGGAGATCGGTGTCGCGGCTAAGAGCTTGTAGACCAGTGATTACTTCTACAGATAAAGAACCTTCAGCGTCAAAGAACTGTTCATACATGCGTTGATCTAGTTCTTCAGCTTCAATCATTAAGAAGACTGAACGCTTAACAATTGGTTCCATAAGATCTCTAGCAATAGCGGAGAATGCACCACCTAAAACTGTCTCAAGTTCTGATCCAATCATTCTAACGGCGGTAGCAGTAACGCGATCACCACTAGGAATAGATGCGCTAGACATGAGGAAGGCTTGGCCAATCTCATTACGCATTGTTTGCACAGCAGTCTGTGCTGCACCAATCTGTGGATTCATTGTCTGTGATGGAGACAGGACGAATACATCCTGCTGTCGTACAGGAACCCATGAGCCATTGGTAGAGTCGGCAATATCATCTACTTCAGTAATACCGGATGGATCAATACACATCCAGAAAGCTGAAGCAGCGGCCATGCCATCAAGCATTGCGCGTGTATAGCCATCAAGACTTGAGAGATCTCCTAGGATATCTTCGCAGTGCGACCTTCCGTAGTTTTCTCCGGGTATGCCATACCACCGTAGAACCGTTACAGGACAGACTTCGTAGACACCTTCCGCTAGTACTGAACCATCGGAGTCTTCTTTCTTGTACTTCCATACATTATCCTCCTTTAGATACTGGCAGTAGGTGGTTTTATAACCTTTTCTAGCAGACTGTGGAAGTGAGTAGTGATTACTAATAACTTCTGGATCTACTAAATCATATTCAATATGAATGATTTCATTTACATCTCCAGCTACAGTACGCTGAACCACATACTGATCCAAGCGGGTAACACGGAATTTAAAATCATCCATCTCATGTACCAAGCAATCTCCAACAACAATTAAGTTTTGAATAGCTTGATAGATTGTTTCTCGTAAATTAGTACCAATAAGCTTTCGGTAAACCTGATAGCTCATTGTT